CTATACGGGCCAACATGACAGCTTGGCTCTGTGCTACCACCTCTAGGTTCTGAGTTCTTGTCTCCAACCTAGCGAGTTCGTTCTTGTTGTTAGCGACATCATTACTCAGTGTAGCCACGAACCAGATCAGTGCGACAGTCTGACACATGATTGCAAAGATAAATGTAATAGGGACACTCTTGTTTAGGTGCCAAGGTTCGTTGCTCATGGGTAAGTCTTTCGTGAGAGTTCGTGGTGAGGTGAATCCCAGCCCCAGTCATGCCCATGAGTAACGTCTGTACCCAGTTCCTCAGCAGCTTGCTTCATAGCCTCTACGATGGGAATAAAGGCTTGCTTCTCCCAAGTGATAGGCCAAGGTGCAATATCTACAGCATGGCCCGTTAGGTGGCGGGAGTTCATAGTCTTAGAGGCACCCTTAGCTACCAACTCCTTCTGTCGTTCCTTACTGCGGACACCTTCGATTACAACGAAGTCAGACTTGGTAATCTGGATAGCCCTGTTAACGACAGCAACTAGGTCAGGGTGTACCCCCTCTAAGTTACTCAGGCTTCTCTTTCCTAATTGGTAAAACACAGTGCAGCTCCTTAGGTAACAGGTTTCTCAGGCCATTCTACGCTGTGTGGGAAGCCCTCTTGACTTGTAACACCACGCAAAGCCTGACGATAGGTAGCCCACTCAGCGGTCAGTGTGTTGTCGCTCAGAGCCATCCAGTCGGTGTCAGCAATCAGCTTGTCACGCTGTGAACGAACCTCTTTGCCTTTGGCAGTATCACGGTCTGCAATCTGCGCTGCGGTAAGTTCCACGACAGTCTTGGTCAGCACCCACTTACCGTCATTCAACACAGGCTGACTGCTGTGCTGCAAGCGGTGCGTCAGTGAATCGTATTCTGGTGCAGCCTCATAGCCCACAGGGAACATGCCGTATTCAGCCATCGTGGCTTCTGGAACATTCTTAGGGAAGCTGGTGTTTGGGTTTTCACGACGAAGATCACCGACCGTGTAAGGGTATTGGTCAATCTGGCCGTTTGTAGTTTTGACGAACATTGTAAGTCTCCTATCTGTTCGTGGTTATTGTGGGCCGAGAGTGTAGGAGTAAATGGCGTTGGTCCGAACCCCAGAAATAAACATTTGCGTTCCATCAGGCTTAAAAAAAATCCCTGATGCGTATATTTCTTGAAGCTCAACACTAAAAAGCTGTAAGAAAGACGCGGTAGAAATATCCCAAGCTGTGCTGAGATCGTATTCGTTTACACTACCGCTGCCACCTCCAACAACATACATCTTGAGTCCGTCATCCCTAAAAAAGACTCCTTCCGGCGCTATCTCCTGCGCAGAGACACTAAATAGCTGTAGGAAGGAGGCAGTAGAAATATCCCAAGCTGTGCTTAGATCATATTCATTTACATCATTCCCTACGTTCCCAAGAACATACATCTTGGTTCCGTCGGGCTTAAAGAACAGGCCGTCCGGGTTTGACTCTTGAGCAGCAATACTAAAGGTCTGTAGGAAGGAGGCAGTAGAAATATCCCAAGCTGTGCTAAGATCATATTCATTTACATCATCCCCTGCGTTCCCAAGAACATACATCTTGGTTCCGTCGGGCTTAAAGAACAGGCTGTCCGGGTTTGCCTCTTGAGCAGCAATACTAAAGGTCTGTAGGAAGGAGGTAGTAGAAATATCCCAAGCTGTGCTGAGATCATATTCATTTACATCATCCCCTGCGTTGCCAACAATATACATCTTGGTTCCGTCAGGCTTGAAAAATAAGCCTTGTGGAGAGGTGTCTTGAGCAGAAACACTAACCCCGCCGATGGTGTATTGGTCGACGCGGTCGTTTACGTTTCCTACAATGTAGAGTACAGTGCCATCCGGTTTTATATACAATCCTTGTGGGTTGGTTTCTTGAGCAGCAACACTAAAGCTTTGAAGGAAAGATGCCGTAGAAATATCCCAAGGCGTGCTCAGGTCATACTCATTTACATCATCACCAGTGTTCCCAAGAACATACATCTTAGTTCCGTCGGGCTTAAAGAACAGGCCGTTCGGGTTTGCCTCTTGAGCAGCAATACTAAAGGTCTGTAGGAAGGAGGCAGTAGAAATATCCCAAGCTGTGCTTAGATCATATTCATTAACATCCTGACCAACATTGCCAACAACATACATTTTCAGTCCGTCGGGCTTGAAGAAAACGGCGGAGGGTGTTGCCTCTTGAGCAGCTACACTAAAGCCTTGCACATATGACGCAGACGAAATGTCCCAAGCAGTGCTTAAAGAATATTCATATACTGAGTCATTCTCATTTCCAGAAACATACATTCTCGTTCCGTCAGGCTTGAAAAATAAGCCTAATGGAGAGGTGTCTTGAGCGCTGACTTGAAACCGCTGCACGAATGTTTCAGAAGTAATATCCCAAGGCGTGCTTAGGTTATACTCATTAACGTCATCCCCAATAGCGCCAAGAATATACATCTTGGTTCCATCAGGTTTGAAAAATAAATCCGTAGGTGCTGTTTCTTCCCCAGCAACACTAAGGCTTTTCCCAGAGTAAACTGCTTTTGATAAGTTCCAAGCAAAACCCTCAGGCGGATCGTAATAAGCAAACGACAAGTCCCAAGCGCCTTCAGGCTCCCCACCACCAGAACCAGCAGCAGCTTGGAGCATCTTTTTCTTAGTAGCCATTATTGCAGCTCCTTACGCTGGTGTTGCTAGAGCTTGACCCGCAATGAAACCATACCAGTTAGTCCCACCGTCACGAGTGGTAAAGACAAAGACATCAACCGCAGAGGCAGTGTCGGTCAGTGTTGGTGCAGTGCCGGAGGGCCAGTCAATAGTGGTGGGCCAAGTAACAGTGTAACCAGAGGCACCAGCATCCTGAATGATTTCAATGGACATGGTGTAACCAGTGCCTGTAGCTGGTGGGTTGCTGAAGGTAAACGTAGTGTTCTCAGTCAAGGTATGACTAAAGGTATTCCCAGCTTCACAGTTAACAGTAGTGGCATTACTTGTAGAAGTTACTGCGACATAAGTTTCGGCATACGACAAAGGAGTAATAGAACCGTCAGTGGAAATAATATCACCGAGAAGTCTTGCATTGCTCATAGTATTATCTCCTGATTATTCTGGCTTATTGGGCCAAGTGATGTCGTATGGGAAACCAACTTGACTTGTAACATCACGCAAAGCCTGACGATAGGTAGCCCATGCTGTAGCGTTAACAGGAGCATCAGCAATCTGGGTCCAGTCACTCTCGGACAGCAGTTGGTTGCGCTTATTACGGATGTCGTCTGCTTGCTGTGCTGCCCGCTGAGAAACTTCCTCTGGCGTAGCATCGGTGATGACCCATGTCTGCTGCCATTGACCGTCTACAAGGGCGGGTTGGCCTTCTGTGAGGTTCTGTGTGTGATCTACGTTGGGCCTGTCAGCCTTAGCAACAGGGAAAACACTCCAGTCTGCTAACATTTCGTCAGATACACGCTTGGGAAAGCTAGTGTTTGGGTTGTCACGACGCAGGTTGCCGACCGTGTAGGGGTACTGGTTGATCTGGTCATTTGTAGTTTTGACGAACATTGTGTGTCTCCGATCTGTTCGTGGCTGTTTTAGATAAATTCAAGTTATACAGGGACTCTCCTGACGGCACGAACATAGAGTGAAAGGTCCTTAACGTTGTTGCCCTGAAGGCCGTTATCGGGGCGCTGCCTCCAAGCGGTCGCGTCAGAATACTCTGAAGAAGACCAATAGGTGCCTGAAGCAAAGGCTTCTGTACCTCCCGTTATGAAAGCTGTTACGGAAGTTTGACTAGGTGTCCCAGAAGTATAAGCAGCACCTGTCGGGTTACTGTTGCGATTAACACCCATTGTGTCAGCCAACAGATCGTTCCCTTCTGGGTATGTAATAGAAGACTTTACTCTATTTGACGTGTTGTTATCTGTGGTAGTGGGTTTAAGGTTACGATAGCAAAGCTCTAGTTCATCTCTGGCAGGAAGATACCAATCAGAAAAACCACCAATACTTAGACCCTCACAAAACTGTGCCGCTGGGTAAGCAGCAGAGTTCATAGAGGCAGATGCAGCAGGTCCGTTGTTTAGTGTCTGGGTGGCTGAAGGTGCGGCATCATTGCTAGTCTTGAATTGTATACTTGAGCTTTCTCCTGAAGACTTAGGTGCGACAATAATAAAATATTCAGTCCCCCCCTCAACAATATTACCAGCATAGAAACCACCACCAAATGCTTCACCAATTGCTGGACCTTTTTTGACCCCCGCAGCAGCTTGCATCATAATTCGAGTGATACTCATATCGTCACACTCCTACGTTCAATCACGACATCACCTGTCCTGCTGTGAAGCCATACCAGTTAGTGCCACCATCGTGGGTGTAGAACACGAACACATCCACTTCGCCAGAACCAGCAGAGATCGTAGGCGCTTCACCCCCAGCCCAGTCAACCGAGGTAGGCCATGTGATCGTGCGGGCTGTAGCGTCTTGAACAACCTTGAGCGTGAAGCCAAAGGCAGTTCCAGTAGCAGGTGGGTTAGAGAACGTGAAAGTCGTGTTCTCGGTCAGTGCGTGGGTAAAGACATTGCCTGCTTCACAGTTGACCGTGACAGCACCAGCAGTAGAGGTTACCGCTGCAAACGTCTCATTGTAGCTTGTGGCCTTGAACTCACCAGAGAAGGTTGCAGTTGTCCCTGCCAGAGCGCCCGTAAGGGTTCCACCAGAGAGGGGCAGTGTGTTAGCCACGACAAAAGTTGGGAAGCCTATAATACCCACTTCGTCACCTGCATCAGCACCACTTACTAGGGTAACTGTAGTGCCATCAGTGGCTGTGTAGTCTGTCGTGTCCGTGAGGATAACACCATTCAAGGTAACAACAACAGCACCAGCAGTATAAGAACCTGTAAAGACTGTTTGATCTTGTGTCGCTGTCACGTTAGTGATAGACAATAGTGCAGTCCCACCCACACCAATCAGTGTCCAGTTAGTTGGGTCAGATGCAGGGTCTGTCGTACTTGTCTGGTTTACCTTGGAACGGTAGGTAAGGAATGTGCTAGGAGAGTAGACAACATTACCAGTAACGTATGCTGTACCTGAAACCCACAAGGTAGCATTAGCAGCAGCCTCAGCAGCAGTCTGTGCAGCAGAAGCATTAGTGGCACTTGTAGCAGCATTAGATGCACTCGTAGCAGCCGCAGCAGCAGAAGCATCAACCTCAGCAGCTTTACCGTCGATGTAGGTACCAGAGGCGTTAACTTGAGTTTGGAAAGTAGGCAATGCCCCCAAGAAAGCGTCAGCCTCATCAGCGAAGTTAGCTGGGTCTTGTCTGGAAGGAGGTGAAGGTAAGTTAGAAATCGGGGGGTATGCCATATTAGGTCAGTCCTTCTACT